TCAGCCAATGGCCCTCATCATCGTCCGCCGGAACTCCGCGTCGAGGTCCGCCGCGACCTCGACCTCGAACGCGCGTCGTGCGCGTAGCTCCTCGGGCGAGCGCACTCGCTCACCGAGCGGGGAGTTGAAGTTGTACCCGGCCGGGTAGTACGTCCCGAGTCGCTCGATGGTCGCGCCCTCGACGGCGCGAGCTTCCTCCTGGGTGTCGTGCCATGAGAGCACCTCGAAGCGGAACGCCTCGCGGCCGTCCCTCCTGATGGCCCTCGGGAGCGGCAACGTGCAGCGGTGCTGGTAGTACGCCGACTGCTGATGGGTAACCCATCGCCCGAAGGGGTCATTCGAGGAGCCGACGTACTGCTTGCCGTCGAGGGTGTTCGTCACGAGGTAGACCGCCGTCCGCATGGATGGGGATACACCGCGCGCCGAGGCCCGCGTACGGCGCCCCACGTACTAAGAAGCGATCGAGCGTCACTGTGGCAGCATAGAGTCCCCGATGCCCGCGTCCGTCATCACCACCGTCGCGACGGCGCTGCGTGCCTTCTTCGGGCCCGTGGAGGTCATCGGGCGCCGCGTCGTCGTCGCCGGTCCGCGGGACTGCGTCATCGAGGTCGAGCTGCTCACGGGCGTCCTACGGCTTGTCGTGCGTGGTCACGGCACGTCGGCGGGCCGTCGCCTCGACATCGGGCCGACGAGGGACGGGGAGGCGCTCGCGGCCGTCGTCGTGTGGGTCGTCGGAGAACTGGTCGAGGCTTCCGCGGCCGAGGGGCCGACGCTGCACTGACCAGCGGCGCAAGTCGTCGGAGCTGCAGCCGACATCGACGCCCCCACGCCGCGGGGTTACCTCGGCAGAGCGATGGCAGACGGGAAGCCGTACGACCTTTCGGTATCGAGCGACGACGACCCAGCGACGGCGCTCGAAGAGCTGAAAGCGGTCGTGAAGAAGATCCAACTCGACGGGCTGGCGAGCGGACAGTTGAACGAGCTGGTGAAGAAGATCCGGCTCCAGGGACCGCTCGAAGAACTACAGAAGGCCGTCGAGGTCATCCGGTCGTCTGAGCTTCCTGCGAGCGTAGTGGAGCACCTCCGGTTGTCTGATGCCGGTTCCCCCGACGACGAGGATTCCCCCGACGACGAGGAAAAGAGGGCCGACTTGGCGTTGCCGGACAACGCCGATGTCCCCGCCCTCAAGCGCCTGCTCCTCCGACTCCTCCGGTGGGAGGACGACAAGGGGATGTTCTCCAGCGCGAAGATCAGGTCACTCGCGATGAACATAGGGTGGACGGCCGAGCAGATGAAGCTCACGGTCGGTACCGCCGAAAGACTCGGCTGGGTGAACGTCAGTCGCCACCACAACGAGACGCCCGAGTATGGTGGGTCGCACGTCGGACTCACCAAGTTCGGCCGCGAGAAGGCGCAAGAGTGGGCAGACGACGAGGAACTGCAAACGACGGGAGCGGCGATGGGCATCAAGGAAGACTGCGACGAGCTGTTGCAGCACCTCTACATGGGCGTCGAGATGCTCGACGACGACAGCCAGGATGGCTCTGCGACGGATGTCGAGGGTGCAGCTAGCGCGCTGAACTGGCCTCCCTTGCGCATCAACCGAGCCATCGAGGTGCTCGCGGAGCAGGGCCTCATCGAAGAAGACGAGAGCCTCGGTTCGCACCCGTACCGTACGGCGACGATAAATCTCAGCACGAAGGGGATGTTGCTGATGGAACAGAAGAAGGCCGCGATTCCGAGGACTCCCAAGCTGCCGTCCTACGGCGCCTCGCGAAGGGAACCCTCCGACGCTGTTGAAGTCGATGATCAAAAGGTCTTCATCGTCTACGGCCGCAACGTTGACGCCTACGATGCCACGGTCGCTTACCTCGAAAAGCTCGGTCTGCGGGTCGACCCCTTTCACCATGAGGTCGCTCGGGTCGAGCCCTCGGGCTACGTCGGGGAGGCCATTGCGACGGCGATGAAAACCTCCGGTGGGATCATCGTGCTGATGACACCCGACGAGTACAGCACGTTGGTGCCTCCGTACTCGAAGGGCGTGACGGGTGATGACCTCGCACGGTTCCAGCCGCGACCGAACGTCATCTTCGAGGCCGGGATGGCGCTGGGTGCGCATCGAACGAAGACCGTCATCGTCGTCATCGGCAGCAATGTGCGTACGTTCAGCGACATCATCGGCCGCCACATCGTCTACATGAACAACAGCGTCGAGAGGCGCGAGGAGCTTCGGGACAAGTTGCAGTCCGGCGGGTGCCGGATCGAACAGCGACCCGGTTGGCATAAGGCTGGCGACTTCGAGGGATGTGTGAGGCTCCCGGAGGTGAGCCCGCAGCCCCCTTTTCCGAAGGCGTGAGTCCGGCGGTCGAGCCGCTGGCCTCTGACGGTGACGCCGCCCTCTCGCTTCGACACTGGCTCGGGGCGTTGCCGAACAGGACTCCTGTTCAGATGCGGTACGACGCGCTCGACAAGGCTCGATCGCTGCCGGTCGGGGCCTCCAAAAGGCTGCTCCGAAAGGTCGTCGAGGAGTACGGCGACTGGAGGCTCAAGGAAGGCGACGCGATGTTCCTCATCGAGTACAGCCCGCGTGTCATCGTCGTGAACCGATCCAATCGCGGCTGAAAACGACGAAGGCCCCGGACCACTCCCGCGTGGGGAGCAGTCCGGGGCCTCGACCGTCGGGAGCGACGGAGAGCGTGAGCTGTCAGGTCATGGGTCGCGCACCCATGCCAGCCCGTCCCGTGGCACGTAGCCGCGATACGCTCGTTACTTTGGTCATGAGTTGCTCACACCGCTGCACGCAGCGGATTCGCCGCCGTCGAATGGCTACCGCGAACGACCTCTAGGATCGTCGTCCCCACGTTCGTCTCACGCATCGGCCAGTGGTGCGTCGTCGGAACGTCATCGCCGCGGAACTCCGCAGCGACCTCGGTAGCCGACCACGCGCCGCCGAGGTTGAGGCGCACGTTCCGCATGGCGCCGGACGAGCCTCCGGCGAGAGCCCCGAACCGGATGTACGCGGCCGGCTCCGTCCATGCGGCGAACGGCACGACCGTCGACCCGATGAACACGCCGTCGATGTAGATGTAGACCTTCAACGCCGCTCGATCGAATACCGCCGTGTACCGCGCGAAGCGCCCGGCGACACGCTTTGCTGCGGTCGCGTAGGTCGCCACCTGATGCGCGATGATGACGGACTCGCCAGAGATCAGGAAGCCGAACTGCGACAGCGCCCCGGTCGTCACGAGGAGCGGGTACTTGTTGAGCGCCGTGCTGTCGACGAAGGCATCGACCGCGTACGAGTACGACTCGCCACCGAAGTACGACGGCATCGCGTCGGCGATCAGGCCGGTGGTTGCCAGCGTTGCCGTGACGCCCGCCACGCAGAGCCCTGGAGCTACGCGCGGCTCGATGTCGGGAGGGCCGACATCGTACGGTGCGGAGCCGGTGACGGGCGCGTCGGTGTCGGTGGGGTAGCCGTCCCATGCGTTGATGCGTGCGACGCGAAAGCCCGATCCCGTGCCGACGTATGGTGAGCCGCTGCCTAGATAGATGCGCACGTTTGACGTGCCGCCGCCACTCGACATCTGCCCTGTGACTCGGATGCGCCGCCAGCCATCCCCGAACTCGGGGGCGGGCTCGTTCGAGTACGCCTTCGGCGGGTTCGATGAGGACGTGAACAGCATCGCGTTCGTGTGCAGGTTGTACCGCACGTAACACGAGCCGGACCCGAGTCCGAACATAACGTCTGCTGCCACCGCGCTACCGTCGATCGTCTGCACGATCCATTCGCCGGTGAACAGTCCGTTCTCGGTCGTGACGTTCTGGCCCAACCAGTGCGCAACGTTCGCCGCCGTGTCGAGGAACGTGCACGCAGTCTCACCGTTCGCGAGCGGCACGTCTTTCGTGATCGCCGCGCCGCTGCTCGCCCACAGAGCGGTCGAGATGTTGTTCGAGTCGGCGAGGAGGTTCTGTGCGCGCGGTGATTCGACGTTCGCTCCGGCTCCGCGCTGTCCGAGCGGTACGCTGCTCGTCGCATGGACGCCCTGTTTCGCCTCCCGCACCGTCGTCGAGTTGAGGTCGTCGAGCGGCCAGAAGTGCGTGCAGTCGATCTCCTCACCGCGCGCGTCTGCCTCGATCTCCGCATTGGACCACGCACGGCCCGCCGAGTAGCGAACGTTGCGCAGGGCGCGCGGATACCCCGTGGCCGGCTGCACGAACTTGATGAGCGGGTTCGCGGCGAGCGCCCCCCACGACGCGATGCCGGTGGTTCGCCCCACCAGCGCGCCGTCGCGATAGATGCGCATCTCAAGGTTCGTCTTGTCGAAGACGCAGACGTACCGAGCCCAACGTCCGAACGCGAGGCACGCATGTGTAGCCTGCGCGGCGGCAGACTTCGCGTACATCAACAGCGAGGGTCCGAAGTGGTTGATCAGGATGCCGTCGGTGGCATAGCCGCCATCGGCGCACTGGATGAGGATGCGGGAGAAGTTCGCCGGGTCGTGTGCGTAGTAGTCGAACGCGAAGGTGCAGTCGTTGTTACCTGCCGACAGAGACGCGGTGCGCGCCGTGTCGATGGCCGACGTGTTGCCGTATTGCAGCAGGTGCCCGGTTGCGCTGTCCGACGCTTCCGGCCGCTGGTCGTTCTCCTGCACCGCCGTCAGCGTCGGGAGGTGCGTACCGCCGATCACGTCGGCGATGCGGCCCTGCTGATCGATTTTGCCGAGCCAGTGGTGCAGGCAACCGCTCTGCACCTCGTCGCGATCAGCAGCGACCTCGCCAGCGGACAGCGCGCGTCCGTAGAAGCGCGCGTCCTCGATCTCTCCTGGGAAGAAGATCAAGGGGAACGACCCCAGGTAGACCTCGGAGCCGTAGATCACGCCAAAGCCGCTGGTGTCTGTCCGCGTGGCGACCCGAACCCCATCGACGTAGAGGGACAGCGTGACGTTGCTCCCGACCGTCTCCACGGTGGCGGCGACGTGGTGCCATGCACCGATCGTGATGGTGTTCAGGGCGTTCAGGGTTGCCTGAACGTTGGACCCATCGCGCGTCGAGATGATCAGCCCGTTGCTGCCCGTCGAGCCTACGTACCAGTTCGTCGCGTTCAGGCCGAAGAACGGAGTCACGGTATTGACGTACCGGGTTTGCCGGATCTTCGCGGTCGCGGTGAACGTATCGACTTTCATGTCGGCTGGTGCGAGCACACCGCGCGCGACCGACGTTTGGCCGTCGAACAGCAGCGCCTCGGCCGTCTCGCGCGGAGCGCACTCTGCGACCTCGCGCGATGCAGACGCGCCCATCGTCACGGCGCCGTTGTTTCCCGCGCCGCCCGTGAGCTTGACGGTCGTGGTCCCGTCCCATCCACGCGGACCCCACGCGCTCGTCGGACCCTCCGGCACCTCGCCGTCGAAGTAGTGCGCGGCGATCTCGCCGGCCGACAGCTTGCGGTCGTAGAGGTACGCCTCGCCGCCGACGCTGCCGGGCAATGCCGTGCCAGAGCCCACGTTGTTTCCGAGCATCAGCTGCGGAGCAGCATCGAACAGCGGGCGCGCATCGCCCGCAAACGACCATCGCAGCGTGCCGTCTATCCACACTTCGGCGCCGGACGCGTTCCACGTCACGACGATGCAGTGCAGCTTGTTGGGCGTCGGGAGCAACGCCGTCGTGGAGACGGTGGCGACGGTCGCGCCGCCGCGAATAAAGTGCCCGGTGATGTACGGGACCGTCGGGTATACGGGCGCAATGAGACGAATGCAGTTCGTCACGCCAGCGTCCGACAGGATGAACACCCGCGGGCTGTACGCCACCGTCGGGCACGACGCAGAGAACCAGAGGACCACGCTGCCGGCGCTCCCCACCACGTCGGAAGCGCCGACACGGTACGCGGCGTGGCCGCCGAAGCTGACCTGATGAGTGGTCGCGGTCAGCGGCACGAACCGCCCGAGGTCACGCGCTACTCGTGCGCGCATCAGTCGGCTCCGGTCGACGAGTCGCTCTCCGTGATCCCGTCGGGCAGCACGACCACCGCCGGGCGGTTCTGCGCGAGCCAGGCATCGCGGTACTGACGCGCCTTCTTGCGAAGCTCCTGACGGAGCGCCTGCCTGTTCTCGGTCGCGCGGATCGTCGGATCGGTGTTCGTCGAGAGCGTGAAGACGACCTCGTACTCGCACGAGTGTCCGAGTTGTGTAAGCGAGTCACGAGGAGGGTCGGCGGTGTCTGCGGCGATGTCGATGACGAATGCCGCGTCACAGCGCACGCGCCGCTTCCCCGCAGCGGTGTCGGCTGCGGTCGTGAAGTCGCGGAGCCTGTTCCAGTCGATCTTGATCGCCATGTCGTCCTCTCAGGCGTCCGCGAGCGCGAACCAGTAGTGATCGTTTGCGGTGAGGGTGAGGGTCGCCTGCGTGCTCGACGCAGCGGCGACAATCCCGGTGGGGAAGTAGCGACGCGGGATCGCCGGAAGATCGACGCGCGTCTGCGCGGCGGGCAGCGGGATCGGCGCGAGCTTCGGCACCGCACCGTTCGCGGGCACGGCCGTGCCGTCGAAGAACATCAGGTAGTGGAGCGTCGCGGCGGGCAGCGCGGCGACGTACCCGCCGAACAGGTTGCCCGGTGCCGCCTTCGCGATGATCGACTTGCCGAACGCCACGGACTCGGCCCACGCGGGGGCGCCGTCGGGCGACGAGTGATACGCCTCGCTCGTGCGGTGCACGCCGAGTGCGTTCTGCTCGCCGCCGCGTTGGAGGACATCGGCGACACGGAGTGCGCCGGTCGCAGGGTCGGTCGGCAGCATCGCGGCTGTCTCGGCGACGTACGCCCTGATGGACGCAACGTCGGTACCGCTTACATCCGTGATCTGGACGTACGCCCTCGCGTCGCCGTTGAGCGGCGGGAACACGAACGCGACGGCCGAACGCCCGCTGACGGGCTTCTTGCTGTCAACGCGGTACCACTTGGCCGAACGCTGGTCCTGCAACCAGAGACGTGCGGAGCAGCTCGCACCCGCGATCTCGGTCGAACCTGCATCGAGGAACTCGACGAACATCGCCAGCGCCGCTGTCGGCATCTTGCCGGGGCGGTCGTGGTGGTCGGGGATGATGAATGACGACGCGGGAGTGCCGGTCGGCGCAGCATCGTCGGTCGTCGTGACCTTGGTGAGTGCGAGACTGTAGATCATGAGACTCCGAGGAGTTGAGGAAGCTAAGGAAGGACTGCGGGGATCACGTCACGCGACGGTGGTGCGCCAGTGCAGGGTGACTCGGGCGCCCCAGCGCCACGTCTCGGCGTTGCGGCCGGTGACCTGCACTCCGAGCGTCCTGGCGCCGTTGGTGACCAACGCGACGGCCATGCCGGACACGGTGCCGTTGCTGCGTGTGTCGCTGACCGTGTTGGTGCCGATGTACGTGCCGGTTCCGGCGGCGTCCCAGCGGAACGCCTGGACGACCTTCTGCGAGAGGTGCGCGCTGCCGTCGTCTCTGAGGGCCACTACCTGTGCCTCGACGTGACAGATCGCGCTGTTGCCGACCTCGATGCTCTTGAGGATCGTCGGCGTCGCGTCGGTCGTCGAGCACTCACCGGCCATCAGGACGCCGGTCGATTTTGCCGACCCGGCGCCGCTCGTGGCCTGGACGACGAGCCCGAAGCCACCTGAGTTCATCACCCCGGACGATGCGCCGGAGTTGAGGATCATCCCCTCGTTGACGATGTTCTGGCTACCGAAGTTCGGACTGATCTTGAGCCCGTCGATGTTGGCACCGACCGCGACGTTCGCGTCCGTCACGACCCCCGCGCCGACGAGCGCGACTGCATTGACGAGCTTCGTGCCGTCGCTGACCCCGTAGACGGCGGCACCGTTCGGGACCGAGATGCCGGCGCCCGTCGGCCCCTGCACTGTGACCGCGTAGCCGCCGGTCGTCGCGTTGATGAAGCACCAGTCGGCACCGGCACGGTGCGGCACGACCGCCGTACGAGAGGCCGTCAGCGCGCCCGTGAGGACGATAAGACGCGCCTCGGCATCATCGTCCGAGACGACGGTAGCCGTCGCGGAGTCGTTGACCGGCACGGAGGCCGAGCCGCCGAAGCGGAAGAGGGTCTTGAGCCAAGGGCTGCTCATGTCGTCAGTGCTCCGGGACGCCGCGTGGCGGTCACGATGAGGGTCTGCTGGGCGCCGACGGTGCTGGCCGCGCTCGACACGGTGACGAGCCGGAGCGCGACACCCCAATCGGTGTTGAGGATCGAGTTGGCGACCAGCGCGGGCGTCCCGTCACGGCCGATGGCCTTGAGGGTCGAGTTCGATTGCGGGCGCGTCGCTGCCGCGACCCTGACCTGCTCGGCTGCACCCGCGGGGAGCTGCGCGAAGTGGCACCAATCGAACCAGATGAGGCCGTCGAGCGTCATCTGGACGTAGGCGTCGAGGGTGCCGCCGGTGTTGCCGTTGAGGATCGCGAAGATCGTCACCGACTCGTAGGCGTCGAGGCCCATGCCCGTGCGGCCGATCTCGCCGAACGTGTCGAGCCCCGGCGTCACCGCGGAGGTGCCGGTGATCGTGTAGACGACCCGGTAGCTCACGGGCGGATCACCTGGATGGTGATGGCCGTCGGCGTCGCGAGCGTCGCCGCGTTGCCGGACGAGCCGCTCTTGATCTGCCAGCGGACCTGAAAGGATCCGCCCGTCACGACGGTGCGGACCGTGTGGTACGAGCGCCGGTGGATCACGCTGTTGTCGAAGAGGTCTTCCGTCTCGGTCAGCGCGATGTCGGCGCCGCCGTTCTCGGAGACAGTCAGCCGCGAGCTACAGGCGCCCGCGAGCGCCGTCGCCGAGAGGCTCCCGTGCGCGTGGATGATGACCTTGTCGCCGGTCGCCACCGTGACGCCGGACGTGACCGAGTGGCCCGTCGCGTACGTCGTCGTGGTGTTGTTGTAGTTCGAGCCCAGGATGCCGACCGCGGCCTCGTAGGTCTGGTTGACGACCTTTCCGAGGCCGAGCTTGCCGGAGCCGTTGTAGATGGCGAGCCCGTTGGGGACGCCGATGCCGCTCAGGAGGGCCGTGAACCACCGGCCGCCGCCGACCGTCGGCTGCACGATCAGCACATCGTCGGGAGTGTTGGTGGCCGTCGAGTGGTACGCGAAGAGGTGGAAGCCGAGCGTCGCGTCGTCCATCAGGACGATCTCTCGGTGCGCCATGCCAGTCAGCGCCTTGAGGGCCGCGAGGCTCGCGACCGAGCGGACGATCTTCACGCCCGTCGTCTCGACGAGCGCCTTGAGGTACTCCTCGCGGTTCGCGAGCGCCTGCGCGAAGCCGTCGAGGCCCGCACCCGTAGCGCCCTCTGCGTCGTCAGGGGTCGGGATCAGAGCGGTCCAGACGGCCGCGGGCGTGATTCCTGTCGGCATTACTTCTACGTCCTCAAAAGAGGGTTATCGACGGCGCTCAGGGCACCGGCAGATACGCGACGCGCGCCGAGCCACCGTCGGGCTTGCCGTCGTTCGCGCTGTTGCTGTGGATGATGTCGCCCGCGAGGACGATCGCGATCCACTCGCAATAGACGTGAGCTGGCTTCTGACGGCGTACGAGCTGCTGGAGTAGCGGCCCCCATCTACCGTCGCCGTTGACGCCGTAGAGCTTCCCCGATCCGTACGTCGAACCGTCGCCGTAGCGGAAGCCGAAGTCGGTCCCCCACTTGTGCGGGTGCCTGACGATCACGTTGATCCAACGAGCGCGCGATGGCTCTACGTCACCCATGCCGTTGAGGTGTCGACCCCAACCGGGAGTGAAGCTCTCGATGACCTCCACGTCGGTCATCCCAAGCAGCCGGAACGCCTCGGTGATGCCGAACGCGGTGCCGCGCCACTCATCGAGGTAGCGGCTGTGGAGCAGCCGGGAGCGGTACTCGGGGATCGTCTCTCCCGGTGCCATCGGCCACCCGAGGTCACGACCGTGGATGACCAGCGCATCGTCGGCGCAGGTCTTGACCCACCGCTGGTAGACGGCCTGACGTGCACCCTCGGCGATGCCGTCCTTGAGGAGGCCGCTGGCCTCGTGCCACGCCTGCCCGACCGGGCCACCGTGCCACGGCGGTCGGACGAGCGGCTGATACTCGTGGAAAGCGAGGGGGTCGGCCATCAGACGGAGAGGCTCGTGAGGAGCGAGTGCTCGACGATGGCGACGCCATCGCCGGGAGGGCTCCCGATGGTGTCGCCCGTCGCGTACGCGGTGACGCCGTTGGTGAGCGTCACGTCGGTGACCCCTTCGACGGCCATGATGATCTCGCAGAGCTGGCTGACGAGGACGCTCGCGCCGATGCCGAGGCCCTCCAGCGTGGAGCTGTCGGAGTCACGGAGCTTGATGGCCTCGCCGGAGAACCACCGATCGAGCTGGCTCTTGATCTTCGCGAGCGCGGTCGTCGCGAGGGCGGCCTTGATCTTCACGGTCCCGCGCACCGTGCAGGTCCATGGCGTTGCGCCGACGACCTGCATGTAGACACCGAGGGGGCGCCGCGCCTGCACGTTCGTGGATGCGGCCAAGAGGGCTCCGGCCGTCGGTGCACCGAAGGGACCCGCCACGTAGACGGAGACGGCGTAGGCGGGCGGTACCGCCATGGGGTCCTCTTGGACGAAGACGCGATTGATCTCGCTGGAGCTATCGAGGGCCCACTTCGTGTAGGCGGCGACACCGCTGCCGGTCTTCTCGTCGTGGCTCGCCGTGCAGCGAGCCCTCAGCGAGCCATCGGACTCGATGTCGGCACCCGTCTGGGTGATCCACGTCGTCGATGGCGCGACGGTGACCGAGAGGCCCGGTAGGGGCGTCACGAGCGCGATCGTCGAGCCCATCTTGTTGTAGGCGGTGCCGACGGCCTCGGCGGTCAGCGTGCACGCGATGGAGCTGCTGGCCGGTACCGTGACGGCGGCGTTGCGGTAGATGATGTTGGGGTCGTCGGTCGACGTGAACAGCAACGCACCCTCGGCGAAGACCTGGGGACTCGCCGTCGTGTCGGTCAGCGTGACGGTGCCGACGGTCGGCAACGCGGCCTTCCGCGTGAGCCCGAAGTCCTGCTCGGCCTTGATGGTCAGCCAGTCGCCCTCTGCGTCGAGGGTGCCGCCCTTCGCGGTGTTGGCGACCGTCTGACTGAGGCCCGCGAGAACCTCAGCCTCGACCTCGATGGTCGCACGGGGCTCGTCGGTGTCGCCCCAAGCGTCGACGGGGAAGTCCGCGTCCTTGAGGATCGGAAGCGCGACATCCTCCATGATCTCGTCGCGCGTCATCGGCGACACCAGATCGGCGTAAGTGAGCGGGCTACTCATCGGACTGACAGCACCGAGAGGGTGAGGGCCGACACGGCGACGACGAAGCTGAACGTCGCGTTGTCGGAGAGCTGGAGATCGACCGAGAGCGTCAGTGCCGCGGTCGAGCGATTGACCGAGGCGGTGACGGTGGCGTCCTCGACGCGCTCGTCAGCGATGCACTCGGCTCGTACGTAGTTCTGGATGGCGAGGAGCGGCGCGTTCGAGGAGCTGCTGATGGCCTCGTTGAGGAGGCCGCGTACGTCGAAGCCCACCGAGGGTGCCCAGGAGAGGGTCCCTCGCTCCGTGATGAGGCGACGGAGGATCGCGTGCATGACGGCTTCGCCGCCGGACACGCGACGCCAGTAGCGGTCCAAGTCGCCACCGCTCGAACCCCAAATGGTTCGTACGGTCGATCCGTAGTTGATCGCCATTCGACTACTGCCGACTCATGAATGGGTTAGAGCGCGTAGAGGCCCTGCATGACGGTGAACGTCGCGGGCAGCTCCGTGAGGTAGATGCCGCCGTAGACGCGGGCCGTCGGCAGCGATCCGGCGAAGCCGGAGCCCACGAGCGACGCCAGCTCGGTGCCGACCGTGGCCCACGTCGCGTCGACCTTGAAGGCGTGGACGCCTCCCGCCGAAGCCGCGCCCGTGAACGTCGCGAGGATGCTCTCGAAGGCGACCTTGAGGGCGTTGAGCCCGACGAGCTGCAACCCCAACGAAGCGTTGGCCTCGATGAGCGGCTGAGGGATCGCCGTGATGATGTTGGCGATCTGCGAGAGCGCGTTGGCGGCAGCGGCCGTGATGGACGCCGCGAGTGCCGTCGGATCCGGGGGCGCCGCGAGGATCGCGAGGTTCGCCGTCCGCTGTGCACCGAGAGCCGCGATACGGCTCAGGAGATCCGTCAGCATCGACGACAACGCGGGCATCGCGAGCGCGATGGCCTTGTTGGCCGACGCGACCGACATGGTGCCGACGACGGTGACGCTCATGAGCCGCTCGTCACGTCGGGGTCGCCGTCGAGGATGTAGCCCGCGAGCGGTACCGAGGCAGAGCCGCCGGAGAGCGCCGTGAGGGCCGCGGGCGTGATGAGGACCACGACCGAGTCACCCCGGCGGGCAACGCTGCGGGCGCCGGCTCCGAGCTTCACCTTCGTGGCGTTGATCTCGATGAGGTCGACCGAAGCCGACTCCCAGATGGTCGCGACGGGCCGCTCGAAGTCCCCGTTCAGGAACTCGACGATGACTCGACCGCCCTTCTTGACCTTCGCGGTCACGCCCGGCACGCCGTAGCGGATCGGCACCTTCGTCATCGGGGGGATGAGGTCCGAGTCCGGCGTCACGTCGAGGGTGCCGTCACCGTGCTGCGTGACGACCGTGCAGGGGTGCGGCTGACGGGCGATCAGACGACGCCCGACGATGCGCTCGACGATCTGCGCGATGGCGTCGTAGAGGCTCTTCACGGGTCGTAGAAGGCGGTCGTGCGGACCGCCGACGCCTCGATGGTCGTGCGCACGTAGGTGATGCGGCGCCCGTCGATGGTGACGTTGGCGTCGAGCGTCGGGTCGTCGGTGGTGAGCACGAAGGACCGCTGCACGGGGTCCTCGTCGAGGGCCTCGTAGACGAACGTCCGCGTCGGGTACGTCGGGACGCCGACCCACACGGTGCCGTCCGCGAGGGTCCGCCACACGGCGCCGCCCGTGCGGAGCAGCTCCGACAGGACCGCGCTACAGAGGCCCGAGGGCCTCGCCCAGCTCGCGATAGAGCGGGTGACGACGGCAGCGTCAGACGAGGCGGCCAGCGCCTCACCGGATGCCGACAGGGTGTCGCGCACTACGGTGCGCACCGTCGTCCCCTGGTAGAACTTCGCCGGGATGACCTTCGAGAGGCCACCGGCGCCGCCGACGACACGGACCGTGATGCGGCCGTTCACGTCGGCGCCACGTACGACGGTGCCCGAGAGCGAGAGGCCGCCCTCGACCGTCAGCGTGACTCGGCCGGTCGGCACCTTCGCAGCGTCGACCTCGACGATCGCGTGCCATGCACCTTCGAGCGGCCGGTTGATCTCACACGAGACGACGCGCTCTCCCGAGAGAAGCGCGAGGCTCATGGCTTGACCGGCTGCTCCCAGGGCTTCGGCGGTGCCGCGGGCTTGGGCTTCTTGGCGGTCGTGAGGAGGTCGCCCGGAAGGTCAGCGTCGCTGATCTTCTTGGTGACGCTCTTGGTGGTCTTCGGTGGGGGAGCCCACTGCGTGCACGAGAACTCCACGACGTACACGTCGGCGTCCGAGCAGTCGGGCCACTTGGTGTCGTCGATGACCATCGCCGTGACGCCCGCGGCTGCCAGCATCGGGTGAGAGACGGCGATGCCGCGCTCCTTGGCGACGGAACGCACGTAGGCGAGCACCGTCATGAGGGCGTTGAGGCCCTCGGCCGAAGAGGCCGTCAGCCGGATGGTGAACGTCGCCAGCTCCTCACCCTGGTAGCGGAGCGTCGCGCCGTTGCGGCCGTTGGCCTTCGGCTTGTCGTACGACGAGGAGGTCTTGAGGTTGTAGAGGTGAGAGCGCACGAGGGCCTCGTCGAACGAGGTCGTGCCGATCATCACGGTCCAGAGCTTCGGGTCCTGACGCGGCGTCGGGACGGTCATGCGGCACCGGCCTCGACGGCCATGTCGCCGAAGACCGCCAGCACCTCATCGCGGACCGACTTCGCGATCTGATGGGGCGTCGCCGTCGAGCCGCCGACCGTGACGTTGATGTCGCCGACGCTGATGCTGCGAGCGCCGGAGCCGGAGCCGTTGCTGTTCGCGGCGAAGCCCGAGAGCGTCATCTTGGGAGGCGCGACGGCCTGCGAGAGCGCCGCGTGGGCGCCATCGCTCTTGTCGTCGACGCCCTTGCTGAACCCCTCGACGGTCCATCCGCCGAGCTGCGCCATGACCTTCGAGGGGCTCGCGATACCGAGCGCCTTCTTGACCGTCAGTGGGAGCTGGTCGAGCAGCCCCTTGAACTTGGTAACGAGGGCATCCCACGCGCCCTTGAGGCCGTTCCAGATGCCGTCCGCGATGGCCTTACCGAAGCTCTTGAACCCTTCCCAGACCTCGCCGAGGTACGTGAAGAGATCGTTGAAGGCGTTGCTGACCTTCTCGACGAGGTCGTCGAACGCCTGTCCGGGCGTCGAGTCCGTGATCACGATCTTGCCCTTGCAGTCCATCGGCGCGACGCCGTAGACGGTGCGGATGCGGGCCTTGAGCTTCTCCCACTCGGGGCGAAGGAAGGTCGCCGAGAACTCGTAGTCCGCATCGCCCTCGGTGACGCCGAGAGGGTTGCGGGCCATGCCGCGCTGCTTCTCGCGCTCGACGCTGACCTTCCAGTTGCACTCCTTGGTGCCGAGGATCGGAAGGCCGAGGACCGAGCAGGTCTTCGTGGTGTGGCTGGGGAACTTCCCCGTAGCGGTGCTGATCGCCATTGCGATGACTCCAAAAAGCAGCGACGCCGCCTACGGATCGACCGTGTGCGACGCCTGCGGTTGATTCAGTGGGTGGTGATCAGGCGGCCGGGAGCGACTTGCTGAACCCGAGCGACAGGCCGATGTCCTTGAAGTAGAGGAGCGGCTGGATCAGCCCCTCGACCTTCACCTGCCCGCCGGAGAGGAAGTTGCTGTTGCGGTTCACGCGGACCGAGAGGCCCGAGACGTGACCGGCGAGTGCCTCTTCGAGGGCGTCCTTGAGGTCGGCGTCGATGACGAGCGCGTCGGACTCGCGGATCTTCCCCGTCGCGTTGTCGGCGAACGCGGAGTCGTTGAGGTAGTCGAGCGACTTGTTGCGCAGCGTCTTGGAGGCCGCGTTGATGACGCGCGTGTACTGGCAGAGCGAGTAGTCGGAGCCGCTCGGGGCGAACGTGTTGCCCTGAGTGACGAAGAAGCCCTGACGGCCCGCCACCTTGCGGAGCGTGACGTACCGCTGGCTGTCGAGGCCACCCGTCGCCTCCTCGTCGTGCTCGATGCTCGTGACGCCACGGAGTGCGCCCGAGAGCACGCGGCCGAGGTCTTCGGAGATCGGCGCCTGCGAGAGGCGCTCCAGCACGGGGAAGATCGACGAGCGACGATAGTTGAGGGCGTCGAGGTCGCTGGTCTTCGCGCAGTAGCCCGCCGCGATCATCATGCGGCCCTCACCCGACGAGAGCGCCGGTCCCGCCACGACGAGGGCGCTGCGCCATGCCGTCATGCCGGACGAGTCCGTCGCGACCGGCGAGGGCGCCTCGATGACGCAACCGACATAGCGGTACGCCGTTTCGAGGGCGTCGATCTTGGTCGAGACGGCCGCGAAGGTCGCCGCCATGGCGGTCGCGCGATCCGTGTCGGTCGCTCCGGTGTTGGCCGAGAGGATGCCGATGAAGCCCACGTCGCGGCCCGACGCGATCAGTGCATCGAGGCCCGCCGTGATGTTGGCGTTCGAGTGCGTGGGGGCCACGCAGGTGAACGTGTACTTGTTGTCGGCCGCGTAGTTGCCGACCGCGAAGTTGAGCGTGACGCCGTTGTCCATCAGGTACGTCGCGGCCGTGAGGATCTCGGGCGAGTAGGTGGTGCCGCCGTCGAGGCTGTACTTGAACGTCGCGGTCCCGCGAGCGCCGGCCTGGACGATCTGCACGATGCCGCTCCCGTCGTCGTACGGCGTGCCCGTCAGCGTCACCGCGGGCGGGGTCGTGCCGGTCGAGGTGACGGCGCTGTTGGTACCCGCCGTGCTGGCGAGCGGGATGGCGATGACGGGGCCGTGGTTCGGCGTCGCCATCAGGCTCGCGACCATCTGCGCGAGGCGGCCCTTGCCGAGCGTCGCCTTCACTTCGGTCGGACTCGCGTTGTTGAAGTCGTAGAGGGTGCCGGTGGTGCCGAGCGTCGAGTAGCCGAGCACACACACGATGCCGTCGGTCTGGGCCGCGGCAATACCGAGGCTGCCGTCCTGATAGCCGACGGTGCTCTTGGGGAACGTCATTGATTACTCCGGGGTCAGCGCACGCGGTCCATCGCGGCGTCGAAGTCGTCTTCGGTGAGGTCGGCGCCGTCGAAGTCCTCGACGCCATCGCGGAGCCGCGCAGCCATGCGCGCAGCCGCCATCTGCCAGCCGGGGATCGCCTTCTCGGCGGCCCACACGTTGGCCTTCTTCCGCTCGACGGGTTCGTCGGCGGGCTTGTTCTTCTTGGTCATCGCGTCACTTGCTCGGCGGAGTCAGCACGCCGTCGCCGACGACACCCTGCGAGTCGTCGAACTCAACGCCGGTGATATCGACCGACACGAACGTCGGCTGTTCAAGGTCGGCCTCGAAGAGGGGGATGCGCACGATGAGCTGCACCGTGATGACCTCGCCGTTGACGCCAAAGTCATTCGGCGACGCATCGAGGTTGGGTGCCTCGAACTGCACGCCGTCGGTGTGATGACACGCGCTGAGGAGGTTCACGACCAGCGCCCATGCCTGATCGTGACTGGCGTGCCAGCAATGCACCTCGTACGTCATGGCGACGTCAACGAGGTTGTTAGGGTAACCCCCGCTGGTCATCGCGCCGTTGATGGCTCCCGTGGTGGGAACCCACACGTAGCGAGGCGGTGCATGGACCGCGGCAAGGTGCTTGAAGCCGAAGTAGCTCTTCACGCCCGTGTGGGCTTCGAGCAACGCAGCGACCGGCGTGAAGACGTCGGCTTGCGGGTTCGTGGGAGCAGACACTCAGCAGCTCACTTGGTGATCGCGTACCACTCGTGATTGAGGCGATTGGTGATGCGAACGGCCCACGGCTTCGGGATCGCCTTCTTCGGCAAGATCCGGCGAGCCGGGAGCTTCCACTTCGTTCCCTGACGCTTGGCGCCGCGCTGATGGATCAGCGCGACGTCGTCGCTGACGGCGAGAGTGAAGCCACGCTTGTCACGGATCTTGAGGCGCATCTTGCCGGCGTATCCGCGGAGAGCGACGCCGCCCCGCTTCAACCGACGCCACGGACGCCCCTGCGGGTTCTTGCCCGCCTGCGCGCCCTCGATGGCGAGGTCCCTCGACTCATCGCCGAAGGCCCGCACGCTATTGCGCACCAGCTCCTCGGACGCGATGCGCCCCATCTGGGAGATGAGCTTTTCGAGGTGGCGGTAGTCGCCCTTCGGTTTGCTCACGTCACCAGCCGCGGGGCTCGCTCGTGTAACACACGAGGCCGCCCTCACTTACGTCGGGAGTCGCATCCACGATCCCCGTGGGAACGATCTTCTGCGCTGCGACGTCACGCAGCCACGACATGGCCTCGTCACGACGAGTCATCCACACGGCGCCACCCGGTGTCTCCGGGTTGATTCCGATTAGAGTCGTCATGACGTCCCATGCCGCGAGCTGCGCGACGGCGAGACGCAGGTCATCGCCCCACGCGGAGATCGGCAGCACGTACCCCGCTGCCGCGAGGTACCCATCCGCGAACACCGAGCGCTTCGTCAGTACGGCGTTGAGATCAGCGTCGGGGATCCCGGCGGTCACGTCGGCCTTCACGCCGACGTTGTCGAGGTCCGTGATCTGCGCGTACTGCGTCATCGCTCAGAGCTGGAAGTAGTGATCGAAGATGCCCTCGGACATCTTCGCGTCGAGGTTGAGGCCGTTCTTGATCGCTCGCGCGAGCGACACCTTGTTGACGAACGGCTTGCCCGAGAGCGCCCACTCCTCGCCGGTCCTGAACAGATCGGGGTGACCGACGGGCTTACCCGAGGGCTGCTCGCCCGACGGGAGATCGTCGAGCGAGCGGGGCTTCGGGGCCGCGGGCTGCGGAGCCTTGGGCTGGGCCTTCTTGTCGTCGGCCTTGTTGTCGTCAGCCATGATCAGCCGACCCACTTGCTGGCGGTGAACCACAGGCCGTAGCCGCCGACGTCGCGGCTATCCACGCCCATGATGAACTTCTTGAGGTAGAAGACGTTGTCGTCGGTGACCTCGGTCTTCTTGACGAAGTTCGGCTGCATCCGCTGCTGGAAGACGAACGGCTTGATGACCTTGCTGGTGTCGAGCAGGTACCACGCCGTCGCGTCCACCGAGAGTTCGGGAATGACGAGCAGGTCCGCGGAGCCGCGGTGCACGTTGCTGATGCCAGCACCGGCGCCGTCGCTGACCATGTCGGCGTTGAGAATCGTGCGCGCCGTCGCTTCGAGCTGCGGCGGGACGACGAGCAGGTTCGGGACGATGCCGAGCGGACGGCCGTCCTCGCCCTTGTACGTCATCATCGCGGCACGCTTCGCGGCGTAGTTCGTCGCGTTGAGGGCCGTCGAGGTGCCGTAGTTGGCCTGCGCGGTCGCGTCGCTCATCGACACCGGGTGATCGGTGGCGAAGAACGGCTTGCCGTCGTAGGTGACCGAGGCCGCCGCGTTGCCGTTGCGGAACAGGTCCACCATGAGGTCGTCGGGGTGCTTCTTGGCGCTGCGACCGATGTGATCGACAATCGGCGCGTACACGCCGAGCTGGTCGTCCATGATGTCGTTGCGCTCGACCTCGACGGTCAGCTCGTAGTCCTTGTTCTTGAGTTCGTACTCGTTCGCCGAGAGGTTGTGAGCGATACGCTCGCCAACCCACTCACGCATACGCGGGAGCAGCGAGAGCCAAATCTGCTTGGTCGAGCGGGAGCCGCTCGGCACCGTCGTCGAGACGCGCTCGAACCACGTCGATGCCTCGCCGTAGGCGGACTGGTACCGCGTAGCGAACGAGGTGAAGACGGCGTTGATGTTGCCGCGGGTGATGTCCATGACTGCCTTGCTCTTTCGGGGAAGGGGAAATGCAGACGCGCCCGAGCCGTGAGGCGTCGAGCGCGTGGGGTTTGATCAGAGGTGAGTGAGCGGCTCAGAAGCCGAAGCCGTGCTGCACGTAGATGAGGCCGTCCTCGATGCGCACGACCTTGCCGGCCGCGGAGCGCGTCGCACCGCCATCCGTCTTCGCGACCGTCTGGTTGTCGAGCACGTAGACCGTCTCGCCGAGTTCCGTGGTGCCGATCGCGTCACCGGCGGTGGCGTTCAGCCAACCGAAGATGCCGCCCTCGACCTCGATGCGCTTGACGTTGTCGCTCGCACCCGTCGCATCGACGGTGCTGCACGCACGGCCGACCGGGACGAGGCCCGTTGCGACAGCGCCAGCGACGGCGCGGCCGGAGGCGTCGAGGCACACGAGGGTGCCCGCGTAGATGATCTCGTTGGCCTTGAGGCCGAACTCGTACTTGCCGCCCTCGTCACCGTACTTCGGCGTCGCGCGGGGAATGCTGGTAGCTGCCATGATGGATCACTCCTTGGAGATGACGGGGCTGCGCTTGGTGAGCGCGGACTTGGTGGCGAGGAAGGACTCCTCGGTGACGCCGGTCAGAGCAGCGATGCGGCGCTCCTCGGGCGTGAGAGACGAGACGTTGACGATGTCGGAAGGCGTCGCGCTGGCCTCGGTCGTGACGACGACGGGGAGCGCATCGACGAACGCCTTGAGGGCCGAGGGCTCCGCGAAGTTCGCGCGGGCGATCGACTCCAGATCCTTGGTGAGCTTCCCGGCCTTGCGGGCCTCGCCGAGGATCGAATCGATCTCCGCGGCCTTCTGCGAGGCGCGCATCGCGGTGAGCTGCTCGGCGAGCTTCGCGTGCTCCTCGGCCGACACCTGCCACGCACGGACGGTGGCGAGCGCCTCCGCGATGGTGGCCTTGCCGGTGACGGCCAGCAGATCGGCGCGAGCCGTCTCGCGCTCGGCGATAGCGGCGGTGATGTCCTGCTCGGTGGCGGACTCGCCGAGTCCGAGAGCGGTTGCAAAGTCCTTCATGAGAACGTGTCCCTTCTCTGCGTCCGCGCGTGCGCGCAGCGCGGTGATGGTTTCTTCGAGTGAGCCGATGCGATCGACGAGGCCCGCCTTGACGGCCGCCTCACCGACGAAGACGCCGCCGCGACCGAAGTCCTTGAGGACCGTGTCGGTCGAGACGTCACGGCCACGCGCCACGTCTCCGACGAACACGTCGGCGATGGCATCGACGTACGCCTGCACGTCGGCTCTACCGTCCTTCGTCGTCGGGTCGAGGTTCTTGCGCGGCGACTGACTGGAGACGATCTCGATGGCCTTGGCCGACGCCTCGTCGCCCTTCGGAAAGGCGCGGTAGACGCCGATGCTGCCGACCTGCGCGGTCGCATCGACGACGATCTCGTCGGCCGCTGCGGCGATCCAGTAGGCAGCCGAGCAGCACGCGCCACCGGCGTAGACGGAGATCGGCTTCTGGCCGCGGGCCGCGTACACCTGAGAGGCGAACTCGTGGATGCCGGTGACCTCTCCGCCGGGCGAATCGACCTCGAACAGGATCGCCTCGACCGAGGGATCGCTGAGCGCGGTCGCGAAGTCCTTGGCGAGGATCTGCACCGACGTGGCGCCGCTGATGGCGCTGAACGCATTTGCGTACCGGAAGATGGGGCCCGTCACCGGGATGACGGCGACGCCGTCGCGCACCGTGACGGTGCGGGTGTTATCGAGCGGACGCCCGACTTGCTGGGCGACCGCCTCGGGACCGGGCCCCTCGCGGTTTGCGATCTCAAGGATCGTCGTGAGCCACTGCGGTTCGATCGCCCAGGGGATCGACGCAGCGAGTGCGAATGCTTTGTGGATCACGCGGCCTCGTCTTCGTCGTCATCGACCAAGGGTTCGTCGGTCGTCGGTTCGTCTGTTGGGGGTTCGGGTTGCGGTGGCGGCGCGGGTTCCGTCGCACGCTCGTCGTCCTCGACCTCCTCGACGCCGAAGCGCTCGAAGGTGTCCTCCGTCGGACGCAGGCCCGCGGGCGTCAGCGACGACATCGCCTGACCGAGCGTCAGGAGCGTCTGAGCCCTTGCCTGGAGGTCACCGGGCAACGAGGCATCCCAGCGAGGCCACGGTGCGAGATCGTCCTTCCAGCCCTCGACGTTGAGACGTCCCCAGGGCTTGAGGATCTGCTCACGACACGCCGTCGCGAGTCCCGCGACATCGGCCTTCACCCGATCGAGCAGAACGAGCGCGTGGACACTCGCTGCCGCGAACGATCCGCCGCTGACCTGCGTGGTCAAGTTCTGACCGAGCAGCGCGATCGTAATGTCGGTGTGGCAGCGGTTGATCAGCGCATCGAACGACTGCGCAGCAGCGAGCTGCGTCGCCGACATCTCGAAGCCGTACCCGTCGGGCACGATGAGGGTCGTCTCGACACCGAGGTTTCGGACCTGCCCGACGAACTTCTTGGCCGCGTCGGTGTCGTGTTGCGCGGGTACTTTCGCTTGCCGGACGCCGATGCCCTCGATCTCGGTGCGCCGGTTCCAGTCACGTTTCGCGTACGTGGCCGAGAGCCACGGCTCCGCGATCGCGCGCACTGCACCGTGCATCCACGGGCGCTCGGAGGCGTAGGCGAACAGGAACCACCGACCATCGCCGGGCGTGATCTCGATCTCGCCCTTCGTCGTCTGGAGGAACCACCCGGACTTGAGGGCCATCGAGCCCGGCGGCCGGTAACGAACGAAGCTCGGGTGATGGACGACGAGACGCGGACGCCACTCGTCGAGATCCTCGACGTACTGGTAGACCAGCTCGCCGACAGCGAACCCCATGAGGATCCGCCACATCAACACCTCGGCGAGGACGCTCTCCGGGAACGCCGTGAACCACCATGCGTGGACACGCTTGGCGATCTCCTTGGCTTTCGACCGCTGCCGCGTGTCGCTGCTCGGGTCCGTGGTGTACGGCAGACCGAGCGTGCCGAGGACGCGCTGATCCAGCGTCGCGAAGACGCGAGGGTCCCGACGGATGTGATCCGCGAGCACCGCGCTGACGGCGAACTCACCCTGCTCGTGATCGAGCAACGCGGCCCGCAGCATCGGCGGATTCCACGTCGCGACCACATCGGGCGCGCTCGTGTGCACCGGCTCGACCGGGGAGAACGTCGTCATCAGGTCCAGGAGGTCTTCGGCATCCCGTCGCCGAGCGACAGGAGCGCGAGGTCGTTGCGTCGTGGAGGATCGAAGACAGCGAGAGCGAGCGCATCGGCCCGATCCGGCGACCGGCCCTTCTTCTTCAACTCACGCTTCGACTCGACCTTGATCTTCCCGTTTTCGAGGATGTCGTAGGTCGGTCGTTTGAGGTCACTCTTGAGCTGAGGGTCGGGCGCGATGGCACCGCCGGCTCTGAGCCAGTCGCGCATGACGTGCCATGCGTGATCGCGCAGACGCTCGTAGTGCTTGTCGCGCGATGCGCTCTGGAACTCGACGCGCTCGACGTCCTTGTCGTCGTCGCGTGACAGAATTGCTGCGGGCCCGGCGCCGTACCCGTTGCTCGCATCGATGCGGATCAACGGTCGTTCGCCGCGACGCTGGTAGAGCTTGCAGACCTTGCGGATCTCGTTCGCGACCTCGACAGCGTCGTAGCCGTGAACGACGAAGGGCTCGCTCGTCCAGAAGCCGCGCCTCGCGATGATCGCGGTGTCGTCGGACCCGTAGCCCGCGACGTCGGCACCGACGGTGAGGCGCCCCTCTTGCGGGACGTCGCTCCAACGCGCCGCCGCGTCATCGACAACCTCGGCCGGGATGACCGACCGATCGGACTGGCGCGCGAAGATGCCGCGAACCCGAATGTCGTAGTGCGGCGAGTCCTCGCCGAACTCCAACTTGCGCTCAGCGATCCACTGATCGTTGGCGAGGTACTTGAACTTGTAGCGACCGGGGAAGCCGGGGATCGGCGTGTTCTCGGCCGCCGCCTCCTCGGAGGAAACGCGGAGCGTCGCCCAGATGCCGCCGTTCTCGATGGCGCCCTGGTGGTGCGAGTCGAAGAACGTCCCGGCGTTGCGCGTCGGGTTGCTCAGCATCACGACGAGCCCGCCGGGGTTCGTCGATGCGACCCTGTGCACCTCGTCGGGGATGCCGCTCGCCTCGTCGAGCAGGTACAAGATGTTGCCGGAGAGGCCGGCGACACGCTCTTGGGAGTCGGTCGAGAACCCGAAGATTTGGCGACCGTCGCGAGCGACGATGCCCTTGTCGGGGTTCGCGAAGACCTCGACGTCGAGCTTCACCTTCGCGTGCGCGAGGGTGTCCTTGATCTCCCTCCAGAGGATCTCGTTGATCTGTCGGAAGGACGGCGCGAAGAGGATGACTCGTGCGCCGGGTCGCGTGACGAAGAACCAGATCGCGAGACACGCTCCGGCCTTCGACTTCCCGATCTTGTGACCGGAGGAGATCGAAACGCGGTTGTGTTTCGCGGCGAGCCGCAGAATCTCGGCCTGCTTGCTCCAGAGTCGTACCCCGAGGATGTCCCGCGCGAACGCGACGGGGTCGTTGCGGTACTTGCGGATGAAGGCCCGCGCGACGACGAGTAGCTGCTTACGGCGATCCGTCGCCGTCGCTGCCGGAGGGGTCGTCATCAGCGAATGCCGCATCGGTGGCGGCTTGCTCTTCTTCTTCGAGGGCGAGCCCGCAGAGGTCCACGATGCCGCCGACGAAGCTCTCGTCGGGTTGATCGAGGCCCAGCGTCTTGCGCTTGAGTTCCTCGAACTTGAGGTAGATGGAGGCGGCCTTGCTGTACTTCTCGAAGTCCGCGACGGTGCCGCTCGTGAGAGCGTCAGCGGCGGCCTTGTCGAGCAATCGCGCGGCCTGCGCGTGCTTGTCGTCGCACGCCGTCAGATCGCTCGGGAGCGTCCGCGTGATGTGGTCGCGGGCGATCGCTTTGCTGACCTCGGCCCGCTCGGTGCGGTGCTTCGAGACGAGCTTGCCGATCGCCTGCTTGCTGACCGTGACCTTGTGGTCCGACTTGAGCCAAGCGGCCGTCTCGGAGTAGCTCGCGCCTCCAGCGATGCGGGCGAGAACCTGCTCACGCAGTTCGGGTGTGAGCTTGTTCGCCATAGCAGACGCGAGCCGTCAACCGTCCGGCGATCGTCAACTTGAAGAAGAGCGCCGTCCAGCCGTGGAGGCCCCCTCAGCAACGTGAGGCGGGGGGAGGGGTCGGACCGGCGTCGTGTGTCGAGCGCGATGCGGCCCTCTCACCCGTAGCGACTCCGGCCGGGTGACGTTTCCCTATTTGGTTCTAAACCGACGCTCGATCGCATCGAGTCGGCTGTGAATCGCAGCGATTTCTTTCGCGAGCGCGACGGTGCGGCCGGCACTCATCTCGGCGAGGTCTTGGATCTGTCCGACCTCTTCGCGGATGAGCGCGATGCCTGCTTGGCGACGCTTCTCTTCGTCCTCCGCAAGCTCGTCACGGAACCACTCGGGAATCGCCCGCTTGATGGTCCCCAGCGTGACGAGGTACCGGGTGCGCACCGGGCCACCGACTCGACGCATGAGAGGCCGTCCGAGTTCCTCCTCGAACGCGAGGAGACGCCGACGGAGCAGACGTGCCGCATCGGGGCCCTCGATGCCGAGCAGCTTGGCTGCCTTGCCGAGGGTCAGCGGCGCCGTCATGGAGTCGTCGGCCTTCACGCGGCACCCCTCATGAGGGCCTCGAAGCGACGGCGACGGCGGTCACTACGGAGCTGCTCCGAGAACGCCTCGTGTAGCCGGTGCTCTTCTCGGTACGCCTTGTGTGCTGCCTGCACGGCCTCGCGTGCCTTGGTCAGTAGGGCGCGGAGTTCGGCGCGGGCGTCCTTGCCCTTGCGGTCGCGAGCGCGGACGACCAGCGACGCCAGCTCGGCGTGGTCGGTCTGCATCGACAGCACGACACCGGCGAGGTCGCCGAGGTCGCCGTAGATGCGCCGGAGCGCTGGCGCGAGGGGCTCGTAGTACCGCCGAAGGATCCTCTGGTGCTCGTGGTCGAGGCGGTCGATCACCGACGAGAGTCCTCGATAGAGGCTCGCGGCCTGCACGATGGCCTCGGGCAATCCCTCGGGGGCCTTGCCGTCACTGCGGGTCGTCGGCTCCAGCGACATCGCCGGTGCACCGAGGACGAGCCTCGCCTCGCAGTAGTACCAGTCGAGCGACGGGTCGCGACGCATCAGAGCACCAACTTGAGGAGGATCGACATGACGGCGCCGACGAGGGCCCCCAGGGCCACGAGCTTCGCCGTCGTCATCAGTGCCCCAAGAGGCGCTTCGCGACCTCGAAGAGGAAGCTGCCCGCGGTGCCACCGGCGAAGAGCACGGCCGCGATGGAGCCGTACTTCTTGGCGAGCTGGCCGATCGACTGATCGTGCTTGGCGTCGTTCTGCCGGAGCGATTCGAGGCTCGTGTTGATGCTCGCGAACCCCGTCTTGACCTCGGCGCGTAGCGCACCGACTTCGTCGGCGATGGCCTCGACCCGTTCTGGGAGGTCGATGATGGTCAGCGGATCATGGTCGTCGTGACCATTTTGGGGGGCGTGCAGGAGGCGCGGTCGAGGGCTCATTGGTTACCAAGAGCGAGCCCACAAAAGGATCCGTGAGGTGGCTATCCTCGTGTGATGCGAAGGCACATCATCGAGGCCGTCAGGAGCGCCATCCTCAACAACGTCGCGGCGAAGGGCGGTGGCCGCATCTCGGCCGATGGCGTCGAGTTCTTCGACGTGACGACCGGCGGGCTCCAGTGCCGCAGGTGCGGCAAGAGACTCGTGCCGCAGAAGAAGGATCTGATGACGAAGTGGACCTCCATGAAGGAACGGTGGGTGTCGCATCACGTCCCGTGCCCGTACGCGCTTCCCAGGGTTCAGTAGAGCGCTTCCCCGAGCAGCACCTCGTAGGCGTCGGGCGTGATCTCGACGAACGTCTCGGTCGTCTCGATGGTGCCGACGGTTGGGTCCATCGACCTGACGATCGCCCCCACCGCCGCCTCGATGACGTCGTCGGGCGGCCACTCGACGCCGATGGGCATCTGTTCGTTGAGGGCGTCGTAGACGGCCCGGCGTAGGGCCTCCGTGAGGCCCGCGGCGGTGCCACGTCGCTGCACGCCGTAGAGGGACTCGCGGACGGCCTCCCATTCGGCACGCGGCACCGACAGCGATGCCTCGATGGTCAGCGGGGGCGGCATCAGCGGCCCTTCGTCTTGGGGGCCTTGTCGTCGTTCTTGGGGGCCGGCTGCGGCCTCTCGCGCGTCAGCTCCGCGAGCCGACGGGGATCGACGGGAGGAGGCGCGTCGGGCGAGCACTCGGGGCAACGGCAGCCCGTCATGACGTGCCGTCCTTCTTGGTGACTCGCGCCTCGATGAAGATCAGGCTGCGCCGCACGCACGCGACGAAGTTCGTTTCGGCTTCTCGGTACGCCCGCTCAGCAGCCCTTAACATCGCTCGGATGGAGTCGAGGTCGTCTTGCGCGCGTGCTGTCGCGAGCGTGGCCTCGACCTCCTCGTCGCTCATGCTCTGCTCGATGAGGGCAGCGCGGTAGTGCGGCCGTTCGGGCGTCATGTTCCGCAGACGCGCGGTCAGCTCTGCGACGGCCTCATCTGCGACCTTGCAGACGTTCTCGTGGTCGTAAGGGTTCGGCAGAGGGGTCATGCTGCACCGCCGTTCTTGGCGAGGGGTGGTCATGCTGCACCGTTCTTGAGGACTGCCTCCTCGATGGCGGCCGAGAGTTTGCCCGTCAGCGACTCCCAAGCAGACGAGACGTCGGTCCAGATGCGCGTCGGGCAGTCGCTCTTGTGGGCCGCGAGCGACTCGTCGGCGCAGGTGCAGCTCTTGAGGGCCTCGACGACGACCAACGACGACGACGCGAACCAACGACGAGGAGCGTTGACGAAGTCGAGCAACACGTACGTGCCCGACGGCGAGCGCTCGACTACGGTCACCTCTTCGAGGCCGCGCGACTCCTTGATGGGCGACTGGATCAGGTATCGGCCGCCGACCTGCATCGAGGTGCCGTCGGGGAACCTTTCGACGGCGGTCATGCTGCACCCGCATTGGTGGTGTGGATAGCCGCCTTGAGGGACTTGATAGCGTTCGCGAACGCCAGCGCGTTCACGATCGCGATGCCCCTGGGATAGGCGTCCACGAGTTCGCCTACGTCTGGCGCACGCAGGGTGAAGAAGAATCGAGACTTCTCGCGGTCGAACTTCTCGATCTCGGCGCCCGCGGCGATCAGGTACGCGGCGCGGTAGAGGTCTGGGGTGCGGTGTTGATCGTTGGTGTGAGCATCTGTCGTCATGCAGTAGCAGCGGCACAAAGGAACTACCGGGCGACGAGTGGTGATAGTTCGGCGAGCACCGCGACAATGGCCGCGAGCCTCTGACGAGCGCGTTGCGTCCAGTGGTACTCGCCAATGAGGCTGATGACGTTCGCCACCAACCCGACCTCAGTGAACCGGTGGTAGCGCCGCTCACCGGTGCACAACCCGAGGGGCCGGTCGTAGATTACGAGGTCACCTCGACGCTCCTTCCACTGTCGGTAGCAGTCGCCGTCGTGGCACACGACCGCGATGGCTCTGACGATGGGGTGCCGACGGAGGCGCTTGTTCTTCGCTCGGAGGTACTCGTACCAGACCTCGCGAGCGTCGGCTCGAAGCTCGCCTCGGGTCGGCCGAGGTGGCGCCGGGGGCGGCCCTTCGGCGAGCCACGAGAGTACGGCAGCACGATCGCCAGTCGAATGATCGTGTCGGCAGATCGGGCACGCGAGGGGCCGGTCGTCGCTGGGGTCCATGACGACGAGTACACCGGCGAGAGCGACCCGCGGCACGCGGGAAGCTCAGAGATCGGCTCGAAGCTCATGCGTTGAAGGGTTGAAGGGGGGGGTCCCAAAAACTTGTTCATGCGAGGAGAAAAAAATTGGAGAGGGCCGACCTCAATTTTTTCTTCGCAGCGAGGAGAAAGATCCTGGCGACCCCCCCTTCAACCCTTCAACGCATGAGCTTCGTCGGGGTCAACGACGTTGATCGTCATCGAACCGGTGTAACCAACAGCATGGCCCCCTCATGACCTGGGAGCGCGAATCGCTAGTTCACTTATTCGAGTCCCAGAGGCAGGAGCAACGACGATGATCCCTGACGACATGACCTCACTGTCGGTCTTCCTCCCAAAGACCGATGTCGAGAAGCTGGAGACGATGAGGCTCCCGCTTGGTGTGACGCGCGCACGGATGGCGCGCATCGCCTTCGAGATTGGGCTGCGCGCCCTCGCGACAGATCCCGACCTCGCGGCGAAGATCCTGCCCGACGTCCCCGACCGACGAATCGTCAGGACGGGTCGTTGATCTGACTCTCCACGTCGTACGGCGTCAGACCTCGACCAGCGGTCGCTACGAGCACCGCACCGTCACCTGTCCTGACCGCGCCGCACGGGGCCCCATCGCCACCCGCCACACGGCACCGGCGAACCCCTCAAAAGGACGACCCCCAAAGAGCGCGAACTCTTGGGGGCCCAGGTGACGAAGCAATGTCTCTAGTTACACCGCAATCGAAGAACTTTAATCAATCGTTTGAGAACGTCTCGAAGGCGAAGCCGTGCCGCATCTGCGGGAAGCCCGACCAGTGCAGCCGCACCACCGACGGCGCCGTCGAGTTCTGCTACCGAGTGCAGTTCGCACGCCCCGACGGAGTGCTCAAGACGTCCAAGGACGGCCGCGAGTTCCACGCATACTTCTCGGGAGTCACCGGCAGCGAGCGCCGTCAGGAGGTCGAGGACCGCATCGCGGAGGAAACCGCCGACGTACCGGCAGCGGCCGACGATGTCCTCGACGAGGTGTACCGCGCGATCCTCGCGGCGTGCCCACTGACACCCGCGCATCGCCTCGTGCTGACCGAGAAGGGACTGACCGACGAGGACATCGCGAACGGACTCTATGCCTCGTGGCCCGAGGATCCCGTCGCCCGTCGGAAGATCCTGAACCCGCTTTTCGCACGCTTCACCGAGGAGACGATGGTTCGTGTCCCTGGTGTCTACGTTCAGCAGCGCGAGGAGACGATCGAGCAGGCTGCGAAGCGCATCGAGGACGGCCGTCCGCCGCTACGTGATGGCGCTCTCGCGTGCGGCTCCGGCATCCTCCACCCGATCTGTTCGCGTGACGGACACATCGTCGCGATGCAGATCCGCGACGACGAGGGCGACTACTTCTGGCTTTCGTCCTCGCGTCATGGCGGTCCGGGCTGCCGTCGCGTGCTGCACTATCCGCCGCACGTCGCGCGTCCCATCGAGGCGAAGACCATCCGAGTCGTCGAGTCGGTGCGTGCCGCCAACATGGCAACGAGGGCCTCGGGCGTCTTGACCGTTGCGCTCTGTGCGGTCGGTGCGTGGGGTCTTGTGCTGCCGGAGGCCCGCGACCTCGGCGTCGAAGAGGTCATCATCGCGAACGACGCCGACGCGCGGACGAAGGCGAGCGTCTCGGGCCCGACTCGTCGCTTCGCCGACGTTCTCGCTCGCGAGGGTTACCGGATCGCTCTGGAGCGCTGGTCGCCGACCTTCGGCAAGGGCCTCGATGACTGTATCGCCTCGGGCCACCTCACTGACGTCGAGACACTCCGCGGCGCCGACCTATGGCGATACGTGCGCGACATGCTCCGAAGCTCGGGAGCGCCCAAGGACGCCGTCGTCGAGGCCCGTCTCGTGATCGATTCGACGCTCCAGCGCATCACCGATGACCCCGCGTTCGCGTGCCGTGCGGAGGTCTATACGGCCGCCGCTGCACTGGACCCACACTCCGTCGAGTTCCGCCGCGTTGAGGTCGCCGTCAAGAAGGCGATCGGCAAGATCACCAAGTGGTCAAAGGCGGTCGATGAGGCTCGCGGCAAGACCAAGAAGACGAAGGTCCGCGAGGAGGCCGAACAGCAGGGCCGTAAGGTCGTGGACTACGACGACCACGTCACCCTCGCGAAGACCGTCGCAGAGTCCCTTGCGACCGGCGTAACGGGCACCAAGCGGACCGACATCCTCGTCGCCGACGAGGGTGAGGTCTATCGCGCGATCGACCTCGTGTTCGAGCCCGTGAAGCAGGAGCAGATCAACTCCGAGATCCGAGCGCTGTCGCAAGCTCTGGTGCTCTCGTCGGGGACGAAGCTCCGCATCAACGCCAGCGACATCCGCGGCATCCGCCAGACGACGTACGAGCACCTCGAACGCTCCGGCTTCTTCGGTGAGGCCCCCAAAGGGCTCGCCTTCCGAGACAAGTTCGTGGCCGTGGACGTGCACGGCAACGTCACCGTCGAGCCCCTCACGCGCGCACATCGAGCGAGGTGGCGCTACGACTTCGACTACGCGCCCGACGCGGAGCCGACCAACACGATCGCGGAGCTGCGGAAGATTTGGCGGCACCGGGATGAGGTCACGGGCCAGTGGGTGCCGGACGCCGACGTCGAGGACAAGATCGCGCTCATCCAAGAGTTCGCGGGCGTCAGCTACCTCGGGTACGCCACCAAATTCAAGTCGGCGATCTGGGCGACGAGCACGCAGCCCGACACCGCCAAATCGACGGTCGGTCAGATCATCGCGGCCAACGCTCCGAGCGGCTCGGTCGCGAGCGTCTCGCCCGCCAACTGGACCGATCAGCAGTCGTTGTCGGCGCTCGCGGGCAAGCTATTCAACTTCGTCGATGAGTTGCCGACCCGCGGCATGATGAACGCCACGCAGTTCAAATACGTGGTGAACGGCGGCAAGCTCGAAGCGAAGGTCGTCTACCGAGCGAAGTTCGAGTTCGCGCCGGTCGCCGGTCAGTACCACGGGATCAACGGCTTCTGGCGACCCGACGAGGGCGGAGAGGCCGTTCTCAACAAGATCATCCCGCTCGTATTCGGGCGTCGCTTCGAGCGCCACGAGTGGAAGCTCGACCTCGTCGAACAGCTTGCCAAGAGCGACGGAGCCGCGTTCGTCGCGTGGGCGATCCGTGGAGCCGTCCGAGCACTCCAGAAGAAGGCCCTGACCATCCCGGCGTCGTCTCTCGCGATGCGCGCCAAGTGGATGGAGGACAGCAGCGGCGTGCGTCAGTTCGTCGCGGACGCCGGTCTTGAGCCCGTGGACCTAACGACCATCACGGACGTCGGCGCCGAGTCGAAGCTCCTCGACCTCAAGACGATCTACGAGATGTACCGGACTTGGTACGACGCGAACCACGCGGACAGCCGCCGCGCCATCGGGTCCAGCACTCTCGGCAAGGAGCTGACTGACCTCGGGTACTTCTACCGCACGCGGTTCACCGAGACGCCGGGGCTCTCTCGCTACCTGCTCAAGGTCGGCGCCAAGAAGAAGGCCGACGAGCCCAGGATCCTCAACGAGTGGGTGTGCTGACCCATGACCCGCCGCACCCATCACCGTCTTTGGGGCCCCGGTGTCCTGACGATCCTCGCTCTTGAGGGGCTGGGCCTCGTCGGCACCTTCCGGGCCGATCGCGACGGCGTCCAGCGCGTCGTCGATCCCGTCAACGACCAAGACCTCCATCACACCGTCACGCGCGACTGGCGGCCGAAGAGCTGACGCCCAGTGTCGGCCTTGATACGCTTGCTCCATGAGCAAGCGACCCGCCGATGACCTTCTAGAACGCATCGTGAACGACCCTCCCGCGCTGTGGGACTTCAAGGACGAGCAGGAGAAGGCCGATTGGCTCGCGCGTCAGTACCGCGCAATCGAGCAAGCGCGCCAGAAGTCCACTGTCTTCACAACGAACGGCAGCGCACTGAACGATCCGAACGCCGTCTTGGGACCCAGCGATCACGCTGCGAAGGGGTCGCAGGCCCCGGCAGGATCCGGCACCGACAAGGGGTCGCTGGCACGGTAGCGAGGCGCCTGACGCCGTAGCGGTGTAGGGGCTCGGTAGGCCATCTATCGGGCCGCTCCTGCATGACCGCATCGCGTAAGCCCGTCGTCTCCGTCAGTTGGCTCGACAAGTGGCGCCGACTACACCGGCGTGCGGGCGGCCTGTGGACCGACGATGTCGCGATGACGATCGTCGCGAGGGCCATCGACCTGCTCCAGCGCGAGCGAGCCTCCTCGTACAGCGCCGCTGCGATCACGAGCCGCGAGTACCCGGATCCCGATCTCCCGATGGCGCCCGAGCCGGTGACGCGAAAGCGCAACAGGGTACGTCGCCGATGAGGGGCGGCGACGACGACCCCACCGTCGGCCCGCACGAGATCATGTACCGCGACCTCGTGCGCCGTCCGTGGTGGTCGGGTCGCAAGGTGCCGCGGTACCTGCCGACGGCCGACCGCGTCGCGTACGGGCCCCGTGGTCATCGGATCCGCATCTACCTCCTGTCGCGTGTCGAGGCCGTCGAGGCGCTGCCGGAGTTCTCGCCGCGCACCGGCGGCACCCGTCCGGGGCCCCGCGTCGAGGGCGTCCCCGAGCGTTGGCTCGCCCGATGGCGGCGAGTCCATCGCCAGCTCGGCGGCGCGTGGAGCCCCGACCTCGTGCCCGTCATGACGGCACGCGCGACCGCGCTGTACTGGCGCTACCGCTACCGGGGACACTCGGCGCTCCTGGCCGCCCACCAGACGTGTCGTGAGTACCCCGACGAGGCGGTGCCACCGACGCCGCTGCCGGAGCCGCCGGGGCGGCAGAACCACCGTGACGCGGGGCCCCGCCGGTAGGCCCCAAGAAATCTTGAGGGGCGTCGGTTGATACGGGCGGGGGCGTCCGCGTAGGGGCGTCAGGAGGTCCCCAAGACCAATGACTCTCAACAACACCGTGCCCAGAAACCTCAACCTCAACCTCGTCGCGAGCCTCGCGGCGAGCATCTGGCCGCGGGCCAAAGCCGACGTGCTCTCGCACGAGGCCGACCCGCAGCCCGGCGACGACTGCGACGAACTCCACGACGAAGGCATCCGCTTCGTCACCCTCTTCGTGCGCGAGCTGGTGTTCGGTGTTGACCGGATCCTCACCTCCGAACTGACACGCATCCTGAGCGTACGCGGAGAGCGCCTCGCCGAACGCCTCCACCCCATCGCGCTCGATGCGATCGGTGAAGTCGGCACCGAGCCCTTCGACCCGCACCTCTTCGCGGAGGAGTTCTGCGACCGCGTGCTCGCAGAGGATCGGCGGTAACTGACCGCGGTCTTCGCCATCGCTGATCACGTCCTCGCGATCCGCGAGCAAGTGAGCATCTACGCGAAGCAACACGACGGCGCACTTGATATCGCGTTCGGGCGCGTCATGCTGAGCGGCTCGCGAATGCCGGCCGCCTCGGTGGCCCCTCCTTGTCGCGACGACGTAACACCCGACAGGGAGGGATCCACATGCAGATCGAGATCGACAACGCGAACGACTGGCCTGAGCTTCCCCCGCCGCGCCCGGCGCCCCCGAGCCGCTACGAGCGGGTGCTCGCGACCGAGATCGACGAGGAGGAGCGCGCCGCGGTGGCTGAGATGGCGAGGTACGGCATGGTCGTCGTCACCGACAACCGCGACGGCACGCTCACGTACGAGTGGCCCCAGACGTGGCAGGCCCGGCGGGGCATGTACCTGTGGCTCCGTCGCAACGAGCCGGGTGCCGAGCAGAGGCTCGCGAGGATCAGCCGGTAGCGGTGTACTGACCATCGAGGTCCCCAAGAGAGTCGTTGCTCTTGGGGACCTCCGCACTCCGCTCGCGCTGACATAACATCAAACTTTGATGTTGGCATACTCAAGGTTTGAGATTACGTTCGCAGCATGGACACACCCGTCAGCGCCAAGGCGGCGCTCCTCCAAGTCCTGATCTCGGGCGAGGGGTACGGCCTCGACCTCATCGAGCGTGTGAAGACCCGTACGAAGGGCGCAGTCGTCCTCGGCGCCGGCAGCGTCTACCCGGCGCTCCGCGAGCTTGAGCGCGAGGGCCTCGTGGAATCGTACACAGCGGACGCCAGCCCCGAACGCGGCGGCCGTCCGCGCGTGTACTACCGCATCACGGCCGACGGCAAGCGCACGGCGCTGGACCATGGCACCGCGGTTCGCGGGCTGTTCCTCACACCGGCGGTGGCGCGATGAGCACTGACGTAAACAAGCGCATCGAGGAGTGGTTGCTGTCGTTCGATCGCGGAACGCGCAAGCTCCGCCTGTCCGACGAAAGCCACGACCGACACGTCACAATCCACATCGACGGGCAGCCCTACGATGTCGTCGACATCGAGGGTACCGACGTGGCCGAACTTCGCGTGCATGTTCGCAACGACGACGATGCGGTCGAGACGCGGATGCGGATGCGGGCGATCAGCGATGAGTACTCGCGGCGCCTCGATGAAGCGAGACAGCGAGTGGAAGGCGACCTCGCACAGCAAGCACACGACAAAGCCGAGCTGAAGTGGAAGCTCGAAGTAGCGGCGCGAGCGGGTATCTTGGCCTACCTCGTAGGCTCGCTTGCGACCCGGAAGGATGCATCGCCAACTACGCTTCGCCGCGCATCCAACGTGCTCGAATACCTCACTGCGTTCGTTCCCAAGCGCGTCGCCGACGAGGAGATCGGGGACGCGCTCGAATCCATCCACCGGAACGCGAACCTTGGGCGTCGCTACGTCTGGATCAAGGTTGTTTCGACGATCGTATGGGTGGTTGTGAATGCGGTGCGTGAGATGGCGTCGGCGATTCTCGGGAAGAAGCGCGGTGGAGCCTGACGCGCCGAGCATCCGACCGGCCGGGAACAGAGCCCCTCAAGAGTGACCCCTTGAGGGGCTTCGGGATTTTGTTCGCCGGTCCGGTTGATACGAGCGAGCCCCGCGCGTAGGGGCACCATGCCCCCCAAGAACAGCACCGACGCGACGGTCCCCAAGACCGACGATCCCGGCGCTCTTGGGGTTCAAGTTGATATCGCGGGGGGATATCGGACGATGTCCCCCGACGAGGCCGCCATCGAGCTGCTCCGCCGGATCGCCGAGATGCAGACCGCCATCGCCAGCACGCTCGCGACCATCGCCGATCGGATCGGCACGAGGTCGATGCCCCACGGCATGACGGTACTGGTGACATGGCGCGACATCGTGAAGGCGCGGGGGTGCAAGCGGTCCGCTGCGTACCGCCACCTTCGCGCGGCTGGTGGTCGCGGCGGAACCGCGACTGTCGAACAGTGGAATGAGTACGCGGCCCGGACTTGGGGCCAAGAGGAGGATCAGATCACATGGGACGCCCGCGCAAAGAAGGCGATCGCATCCGCTGGAAGAACGGCATCGCGTACGCAACCGTCTACGTCGACGGACGCCCCGTCGAGCGTTCAACGGGGGCGCGCACCGAAGCCGAGGCCAAATCCGTTCTTGATGGGTGGAGACGCGAGGCGGGAGATCGCGGCCGTGAAGCCGCGGCGCGCACCACGCTGAACGACGCGCTCTCGCTGCTTCTTGAGGACCGCGAAGCTAAGGTTCGGAGCGGCGACCGTTCCGATGCGACCGTCGAGTTCTATACCGGCAAGGCCGGCATCCTCATCGAGTTCTTCGGTCGTGAGTTCCCGATCGCGTCGGCGTGGCAGCGCGACTCCGCGGCGTCCTGGGACTTCATCAGGTGGCGGCGCACGACCGACGTGCTCGACCGCACGATCAAGAAGGAACTCGGAGTCCTCCGCACGGCGCTGCACCTCGCGCAGGAGCAGGGGCGCTTCGACGGGCGTCCCGACCTCGCGGTACCTGCGAGCTTCGACCCGGAGACGCCGACGAGTGACCGCTCACCGACGCGGCCCGAGATCCTCAAGCTGATCCCCGAGCTGGCGCCGGATCCCGCGGCCATCACCTGCTTCATCCTCGCAACGTCGGCGGAGTGGTCGGCGTTGGAGCGGGCGACCCGCACCGACCTGCCGGATCTCACGTCGGAGAGGCCGCAGGTCAACGTGCGCGGCACGAAGAACGAGGACCGCGATCGTCTGGTTCCGATCTCCACAGACGAGCAGCACACGTTGATGGCCTTCGTCGCTCGTCATGCAGCCGGCGGCGAGGAGGGACCTCTGTTCCCCACGCTCGCGAACTACCGCCGTGCGCTGGCCGAGGCTTGCGAGCGCGCCGGCATCGAGCACATGTCGACGCACTCGTTGCGGCACGCCGCCGGTCAGTGGCTTCTCGACCTCGGTGTCCCCGTCGAGTTGGTGTCGCGGATCCTCGGCCACACCAGCACCTCGATGACCGAGACGGTGTACGCGCGGGTCAAGAAGGAGGCCGTCGGTGACCGCATCCTCGATGTCATCGATCCGAGGTACGCACGCACCGCCACGAAGGCGCGTAGGAAGGCCGACCGGACGGTAGCGACCATCAAGAAGGTCCCCGAGCCTCGGAAGCGCGTCACGTACGTCGTAGGCGATCAGGAGAAGACGCTCGCCGAGTGGGCGAGGGCGACGACCATCCCGAAGGCCACGTTGCACCACCGCGTGGTGACGTGCGGCATGTCGATGACCGATGCGATCGCGCTCGGTCGCGGGACGCGCGGGCGCCCGCTCACGGAGATTTCAGGCGTTCGATACCGCCGCGAAACTGACGCGAAACGGATGGACGAAAGCCTACCCAAGTGGACGGTTCGTCCACCTCGCCCTTCGTCAGATCAGCAGGATTTCCTGCTGTTTACGGTGCCCAGGGACAGAATCGAACTGTCGACACGCGGATTTTCAATCCGCTGCTCTACCAACTGA